GTATAGGCATTCGTCACCGTATGCCTGAACTCGTTACCGCTGTAACTGGGGGTGACAATCAGCGAGCCGGTGACATTTATCCCGCTTCCATCTGCGTTGGTATTCATCAAATAATCGGTGGTAGGGGCGGGGTTTATCATGCCCTGTGCGTTGACCTGTTTACCGCCGTTGGGGTCTGTGTAATTGCCGCGTATCTCAAATCCCTGGCCGGCTCCGATGGCCAGCGGGGCCAGGATTTTGTACAGCACCACTGGGGAGGTATCCACCCGGCGCGGGAAAGCCTGCAACGAGATGCGATTGATCAGGTTGTCGCCGTGCGAGATGTCCGCATTCAGGAAGGTATTGTCGCCGTTGAAGGCTGCCACTTCATCCCGGATTTGAAAGCCGCCGTCCTCACGCAGTTCATAGCCGCCGTCCCCACGCAGCTCTTCGCCGCTTTCAATGGCTGCCACGGGAACGGGTGTCTCTGTGTCCAACCCTGAACGATGTAAGGCACTCTCGAATTTCAATACTTCGGCGTCGCCGTCTTTCTTATGGTCAAGGTAAATGTACCCAAATTCGGATTGCGCAACCTTCGCCAGTTCGGAGTAGATTGTCGTCTTGGATTTCACCGCATCGAAGGCAGACGGGAAAACATTCAGCCCGCGGTCCAGATTTGTTTTGAGCGGGTCGAATAATGTCATGGCCAGCGCGGCGTTGATGACTTCATCCCCGCGCTTGTTACCGATAATGCCCGCGCTCGTGACCGGCTTCTTGGCTGCAATGTCCAGCCAATCCGTCACCGTCACGTCTACTGTTGGCATACCGTGCGTTATCGCCCCAATGGTGATACCGCCCGGCGTTGCGATATGCCCGTACTGGACATAGGCCACGCCGTCATAAATCCAATATAACTTGACCGGGATACCTGTTTTCCAGCCCGGCATTACGCTGGCATGGTTGGGGGAGTATTTCCCCGTCAGGTTTTTGAGCGAGAAGGAAATTTGACCTGTTGCCGCCAGCCGGTCAAGCGGGCTGTTGGATAGCATCCCTTCGGAGCCGCGCAAAGAGCCGCTGATAACGTCCCCCAGAGCGGTGAGCGAAGTCCAACCCGCCGTGACAAAAGCCCAAACCGAAAAGGTATTATTCGTGACGTGTGCCATTAGCCGCCAGACGCCTGTATTGCATTTATCATGATGCGGGCTAGCTTGCCCTCGTCGATCGTCTTTTTATTGATAAGCTGTTGGAGCAACTCTTCCGTGCGGCTTTCCTTGTTTTTGCCAACAGTGATGGTCTCACCGCCTGAAGCGGTATCGCCGGTCGGCATGACAAAGCCTTCATTCCCGAATGTATAGGGGATGGTAAAACTACCGCCGCTCGCGTGCCCGTGCATGGGGGGCGTGGTAGGCTGCGGACCTTCCCAACGCTGATAATGGTTTTCCCAAATATCCACGTCAACGGTTTTCTTTTCGGGAATGTTATGGATGGAGGCCGTGATCTTGTCGGCTTCCTCCCACGCGGCTTTGGCCTTTGCGACGGTATCGGCTGACCATAACCCCCAGGCTTCCTGCTGTTTTGCGAAGGCGTCAAATTCAGCCTGGGTAAAGCCATCCATTGCCAAATTCTGCAATAGCATGTTGCTGATGAATTGCAAAGTCTGCTTATCGCGTTCCGCCTGCGCGTCCGCCTCTTTCTGCTTGACTTCATCCAACTGGGTCATGTAGCCGGCGATTTCACCCGTTGTCTTTTCGTACCCGCGCGCCTTGGCATCCTGTATTTTCTGCTCCAGGTCAACGCGCTCTTGTGTCAAGTCGCTCATTTTCTTATTGAAATCATCTTCAGCGCCTTGCAGGCTGCCAATCAAAGAGACACGAGCATTCAGGGTGTCAGAGAGTTTATCTTCGGCTTCTTTGAGAGCCTTCGCGGCTGCCTCGGCATCAACGGTCGATTGTGTGGCACCGTCAGTCTCTTTGGATAGGAGCATAGCGGCGTGAGCTGCGTTCAATTCGGCTTCAGCCTGGTCACGTGCCGCCTTTTGTTGTTCCTGTGTGGCAACACTCCAAAAGCCGTATTTCTCGGTCAGAATTTCAGCCGTGCGCTGCGAGATTTGCATGTTATTCATCAGCTTGGTAAGGGGAGGCAATAGACCATTACCAATACTTATCTTGACGCCCTGTACTGCGTCGTTCCAATCATCCAGGGCGATCTCATATTCACGCGCCGCATCTACCGACTTTTGGGAAAGGATCAGGCTTTTATCCACCGCCGCGCCCTGCTCCAAAATAGCCTTGCTGCCTTTCTGCAATACTTCCACCCATTGCAGACCGCCACGCCCCAAGTTCTTCAGGATAAATTCGTTCTTTTCTTGAGATCCATTCAGAGCTAGATATTGGTCGCTCAGTTGCGCCAGGGTTTCAATGTTCGGAGCCAATCCGTTTTTGGTAAGCGCCTTGGTTGCAAGCAGGGCATCATCTGCGCTCAATTTGTAATCGTCAAGCACCTGAATAAAGCGGCTTGAATTTTCGGCACTCTCGCCCGATAGCATGGAGAGTTGTCGCACTTCGTTGGCATACTTGACCGTATCGTCAACGGCGCTTTTGAGTGCCAGCCCTACCCCCACCAGAATGCCAATCAGCGCGGCATTATCCACCGCGAAACTTGACAGGGATTTGCGAGCGGAATCAAGCCCAGGCACAAGCGCCTTGGATTGCTTGCCCGTATCCTTCAGCTTTTCATTGACGCGCTCAATAACCGGACTTCCGTCATCGCGTACCGAGAACCTAATGAGAATATCGTCGCCAGCCATAGTTATACTGTCCCGTTGTGGTATAATTTAGTAAATATTTCGCTTGGGTCAAGCAAACGAAATAATGTGATAGAATCCATTTTGCCTTCTGTGTCGTGCTTGACCCACGATACAGGGGGCATTTTGTTTTGGAGATAAGAATGACAAATCAAAATCAAATTATTCTTCTCGCTAGAGGGCTGAAAATGTGCCCAAAATGCAAAATAACGAAGTCCATAAACGATTTTCCCGAAAACAAAACGCGAACAGATGGTCATTCGTCTACTTGCAAAGAATGCGATAAAGCTCATCAAAGAGAATATCAACATAAGCATAGAGAAGAAATTCTCTCTAAAAAGAAAGATTGGTATTGGTCTCATAGGCAAGAAGCTGCTTCCCGCGCAAATAGGCCCGAAATAAAAGCATATAAAAAGAAATGGGGAGATGAGCATAAAGAAAAGCAGTATTTCCACAACAAAGCCCAGCGCGCCAAATTTCCAGAAAAGATACGGGCGCGTGATGCAGTTTATCGTGCGATTTTGAAGGGAATACTTCCACATGTCAAAACTCTCAAATGTTTTAATTGCGGGGATCGGGCTAGCGAATACCACCACCACAAAGGTTATGATAAAAAAAGTTACCTAGACGTTGTTCCTGTATGCCGGAATTGTCATAACATTCTCGAACATTGGTAATTTCATCGGCCATCTTGTAATCTCATCTCTCGAATGTCGGTCACTATTTTGGCTTGTCCCGGATGCGTGCGCGCCCAATCCGCGAGCCTGTTAGCGCCCGCCTCATAGCTTTTGAACGCGCCGTAAATGTTTAAGCATGCTGACATTCTGCGCATGGTCTTTACAGGTACGGGCTTCCCGAATACCGCCCCATGTCCCCACTGTTCCACCTGAAAAGCCAGCGCCAGTTCTGGAGGCGGCGGGCCGTTATCTTCGGCATAATCCGCCGTCTCCAGGATTAGTTTTTTGGTATGTCGGTTGCCTCGTTATACAGCGCGGCAACCTGCCCCGCTATCCAGGTCACTAACCAGGGCTTCATCTTGTCAACGGCTTCGGGGGTCAATTCAGGCGAGATAATCCAGCCGGCTGTAATGGCGGCCTTGACCATCTCCCCGCGTCTGCTCGAAACGGTCACGGTTTCATTGTCGTCAATGATCTTGATAGCCGCCTTGAGATTGTCCGAGACGACCTGCAAAGTCCCTATCAGTTTGGGCAGGGGGGCCGTCACGGTGGTGTCGTTCAGGGCCGTCATGAGATTATTCAGGAGCGGCTTTGCATCTTCATTTCGCAAGGCGCGCGCGGCCTTTTCCCATGCCACGACATGCTCTTGCAGGGGCTCGTCAATCAGGACCAGGGTAAAATCTTTGAGCGTGTATTCCATTACGGGGTGACGGTTGACGGGGTGACGGCGCCATTGACGCGGAAGGTGATCGTGATAGCTGCCATCTGGTTATGTGTCTGGGGGTCAGAGACCGAAGTCACAAAAGCGGATGCGGAGCGTTTCGGCTTTCCGCTGCTATTGCCCTGCGGCCAGTATTCAGCCGTGGCTTCAGCCGTGGAGACTTCCATAGCCGCCCGGATGGTATCGGCTACATCGTCCCACGCGTTGACCGTGATCGTCGAAGATCGTTCGCTTGGGTAAAATTCCTTGTCCAACTGGGTAGCGCCGGTGGCTTCCAGTTCGTCACGCGTGCGGGGCCAATCGACCGAGACCAGCGAGCCGGCCGGGAAGGTAAACGCGCCAAATTTGAATGCAATGTTCTTGCCATCATGTTTTGCCATTGTGTAGTGTCCTTATTGTGGGAGAGTAATCACGCCGAATTTGATTTCAACATGATTGGCCTCAAGGTAGATATTTCCGTCAGCCTGTAGCCAGCCTTCGCGGCTGAACGGGCCGAATACTGCGATTTCCCCGGCGTCGATCGAATAGGCTGCCACGTCGCCGGTACGCCCGTCTTTTGGGTTGGCTACACTGGAGATGGTCACGGTGTGAGCAGTAGCGCCGGTGTTTTGCGCGATAACCAGGTCTTTCCCGGATGCTACAAACTGCGTCTTATCTGCCACAACCGTGGCGGCCATCGGCAAATCAAGCGAGTTGGCAGTGATGGGTAATGTCGGGTAATTGCCCGGCGCGGTCAGTTTGGTCAATGTCGATCTAGGAGCCATTTGTCACCTCGTGTTCCTTGACTACTTCGATAATTCCGAGAGTGAGAAGATCCTCAACTTCCTCAGGCGTTGCATATTTCATGTCAATCTGCTCGCCTTCGAAAAAATAACGGGAGAAGCCTTCACTGTAAGCGGTATGCCCGCTGGTAACTCTGTAGGTTATGGGTTTCTTTTCGGTCATGTATAAATCTCCGCACGGACTGTGATAATTTCGCGCCTGAAAGTTCTGCCCGCTTCATCTGGTAACTGTTGCACATCAGAATCGCCTTCAATGGACAGGCGTCCCCAATTCGCGGCTTCGATGTTATCGGTGAACAAGTCGGCCAGGGCCTTCTCGGTGGCGTCCAATTCATCCTCTGAATTTTGAGCAGTCCAACCATTCGCGGTATCTTGATACAGTATGAAAACATAAACGCTGAAGCGGAAACTGGTGTCTGCGTTTTCAGCATCCGCGCCTTTTATCTCGCGCTTGGACCCGGCTGACCCCACAACGATGTTCCGCGCTTTATTGAAGGTGGGGGCCGTCCTATAACTAAATACATCCCAATCCGCTCCAAATGCGCCATCGATCAGGCTGGCCAGGGCTTCTCTCACGACCTTGCGATTGATTACATTACTTGGCATACAGCACCGCGTCTTTGATGTGGGCTACTGCGCGCGCTTTGACCTGCTCACCGATCTCTTCAACGGTTCGATCATAGAAGGCGTGTTCCCCGCCGCGTGCATTTTCATAAATGCCATATTCAGCCGGTCGGTATTTGCGCTTTGTGCGGCGCGGTGACACAGAGCCTGGGTCAATGTAGATTTTGCCTTCCGTGCCGTCAACTTCCATGCGGTGAGAGC